ATCAAAATGGTGAAATGGCAAAGATATTTGGCAAAAAAGAGTTCACCATGAAAGCCCGTCCATTCATAGGAAAATCGGCTGTGCTCAAAGAAAATATTGAAACTAAAATAGTTTCAGAAATCAAAAATATACTAACTAAATAGCCCCTTTTAGGGGGTTGGGGGTCATAACATGAAAACAATATACAAAGCCGTAAGAGCTAAGCTAAAAACTGACATCAGCGATTTTAAATGGATAGATGAAGACTTTGGGCAACTGAATACATCATCAGGTCAACGGCCTGCATTAGCGTTCCCATGTGCACTTATTGGTATCAAAATATGCGATTGTAAAGATATCACAGATAAATCGCAATCATGCAAAGGTACCGTTACTGTGCGTATGGCCTTCGACCCACTAATGAAGAATACTAATTCAAAGGTAGATAATGAAACGCTTGATAAATCACTTTCACCTTACGACACAATTGCGAAAGTGTACGCATGTTTGCAAGGTTTCGAAACAGAATCATTCAATGCGCTAAGCAGACGCAACCAGGGCGATGAAAAACGCTCTGACGGACTATTTGTTTATACCATATCGTTTGCAGTAGAATTCGAAGATAATACGGCAGAATAATTCCAAACAAAAAAAACCATTTCGTTATAATCAACGAAATGGTTTTTTTGTTTAAATATGTATTTTACCAATTATTATCCTGTTTAATTCCTTTTTCAATTCTATCTATAAAACCGGTAAAAAAGGTATTGAAATCAATAACCGTTTTTTCAATACATGAGCTCATAAATGGCATATTTTCAACTGGGTTTTCAACAGTCATAAAATGATAATACAAATCTGTAAGAGTGTACTTATATCTTCCATCCTTAAATTGTAGCGTTAATGTAAAATTATAAGTTGTATACTCATCTTCTTTCAAAATTCCTTTTAAAACCAATGATGTATTTACCACATCAGTTTGTATAACAGCTCCAGCACTTCCAAAGTTAGATGCCACCCAAACTTTTGCATTGCTATAAATAGTTGACGCACTATAATTACCTACAACAACTCCCTCATAACATACTTTTTTATCTTTAATTGGAATTAATCCACAAATTGTATCCATCTGTGCATGTGCCAATAAACTGAATACTGTTACGACTAAAATTAATACGAGTTTTTTCATAAATCTATTTTTAAGTATTTTGCAAAAATAAAGAGTTTCCCTGAATAAACAAGCAAAACCACTAATTAATTAGGAGAAAACGAAATTAGTCAAATAATTTCAGTTGGTTCGGGTCGTCATCCGGCTTTTCGTTTTCGGCTTCAATTTCATTCATATATCGCCAAAACGTTCGTTCTGATATTCCCGTTACAGGCTTTATTTTGTTGCGATAAATAGCCAACTTACACCTATCCTGTCTACCCGGCTCGTAGTCGGCTCTTAGCATACCTTTTACTCGTTCCGCACTTAGATGCGTACTTTTATGCTTTTTTCGCTTTGCCATTTAATCGGTTTTTAATTGGTATTTAAAAATTACAAGAATCCGTCGCGGATTGCTTTATCCTCTCTCGTTATCGGCACTCTATCAATTATCATCTCGTATATTTCATCCCAGTGCGGAAGTGGTTTAAGTAAACCCCTATCATCTATTACCATATCGTGAAATACTTTTCGAGTGTCAACACCTCCATATTCAGCTATATTAGCAGGACAACCATTATTATAACTATCGAATAAAACTCCATTTTCACCAAGAAACTGAGCAGCTTCTGCAAGTTTTTTACCATTTCTATTTGTCCATAGAATTAAATAATAACCATCCTTTTTTAGTTTCAGTAGATTCTCTTTTGCTCCTGGTTTAAAATCCCCAATTTCGGGGAAACGGTCTTCTACAATTGTTCCATCAAAATCTATTGCTAAAATCACTCCCATACATTTATTTTTTAAGTTCTCTTTTAAGTTCTGATAGCTCCCTAGCCACCGTTAAGTAATTTATTCGATATATTTCTCTTTCGTTGCACACACGTTCAATCATATCATTTGCAGCCACAAGGTCGGTTGCAAACTTCCCTTCTGAGTCTCTGTTTCGTTCCGACTCTATTCGTCGAACCTTGACAGTCTCTGTGAAATTGATTGATAATTGATCGTTCATACAAATAATTACTTAAACCTGTCTCGAAAATGCTGCAATCCATCTTCATTGTCCCCTTCCAAGGGGACGAGCGTAGCGGAGGGGTTCTCTTCAGTCTTCAATTCATTAAACCTTTCTGCTATCCACACATTCAATTTCTCCACAGTCTTATTACTAACTAGGCAATGCCTTTTAAACTTACCGTAGTCAATAATCGACTTTTCAACTACGCCACCACGTTCTGAAAATGTAAGAAAACAAACACGGTATTCTTTCAAATCAATGCCACTTGTGCGCGTATCTCGGTATGTTTTACCGATACTTATCCATGTACCGGTGGGATTAGCAGGTGAAATTATTGAAGCGTCAAACACATTCGACCAATTCAGAAACTTCCACTCAGGTGGAACTACTAATGCCTCAAAAAACGCCTTACAGATTTCGCTCAGCTCATTCGCTGTGCGTGGGGTTCGCTGCCCCCATGTTCCTTTAGCTTTTGCAATTTCGGCCATATCTGAAACTTGTAAAATGAATACAGGCCATTGGCTCTTTCAAATCGTATTTTCCTTTTTCAAACCAATCGCGAAAGTCAACTTGTGATAATCCGTCATTTTCAGCAGTCTGATAAAAAGGAAAGTCTCGAAACATTTCATCCTCACATCGTATTGCCATTCCGCAAAAAGGCATATCAAAATCCGATTCATAAATAGCCTCCTGAAGTCCAATACCGCTATCTTTATCTAATTGCGCAAACTCTATAGGCTTACTTCCATCTCGCTGATAGTTGTAGGGTGATCCGCTCCAATATCGTAATGAAAGTATCGCTCTACCTTCCTGAACCTCTTTAATTCGTTTTTGCCATAGTGTAAGGTTTCCACGGAAAGTATGAATCTTTGAGTCTAAATCGATAAGCAAGTAGTCAGGCATTTCTACAAGCAGATTAAGTGCTAACTGTATCTTTTCGACAAAATATGTGGGTTGTCCCTTCCTGGGGTGATAGGCCGGATAAGTACGGCTTATCATTGCCACGTATGTTTTGAGTTTATTTGTCATGTGTGTTATTTTAAAATAATTCTAACTGTGTTTCTACCCACTTAACTAACCTACTTTTATGTGGACCAATTCCGCTCATTAAATCTCCTCTAAGCGGTGGTCTATCCGGGTGTTCCAAATAAGTATCTTGTCTAAAAGTTTTAGTTATGTATAAAAGATTATCTTCGCCAATAATCAATAACTCTTTTTCTTCATCTAACCACCCAAGTTTAGCATCATATTGGTTTAAATCGCACCGGAATATACCTTTCCGTGGGTGATCCCATAATACAAGTCCGTGCAGTAATTCCATATCATGTAAATTGATAAGTTTTATTATTTCCAGTTCCAAATTTTTGCGGCTTGATAACCGTTTTAAAAGGAAAGTCTGATTTTTCAATTTTGTCTAAAGCCTCTTTTATCGGAGTGGCATTGGTAAAGAACTTTCGTTCCTCGTTTTCGTATCGAATTCGCACCACATATCGTCCATCTCCAAACTTTGTTTTCACGTCCGTGGCAAAATCTAATACTTCAATTTCGCAATTCGTCACGTCGGTAATTGATATTTGTTGCACCTGGAATATATTTTTATCTTCATTAAGCTTTATCCCCAGGTCAGAAAATTTTTTCATCCTTCAGTATCGTTTTTAGTAAGTGTTTCGAATCGCAATGTTTTGCCCATCCCATGTGAGATGCAATTGCCATTCTATACGCTTTCGGTTCTAAGTTTTTTTTATTGAGTTTTGCCACTTTTCGGCAAAACCTAACTTTAATTGTTTTCCGCATTAATGTATGCGTATGGTAGAACTTATATCCTACAAAGTCAATCCCGCGAGCTGCGACAGGGAACACCTGATAGTTGCCTTTTAGTTGTAGGTTTAATCTATTCGTCAGATAGTCGTTTATATCAACTAGTAATCCATGCAAATAGGGTTTATCCGGTGCGAGTATCACTATATCATCCGCGTACCGGTAGTAATACTTAACCCGCTTATCTTCTTTCATCCAGTGGTCAAAATAGGTAAGGTATAAATTCGCCAGGAACTGAGAGAGATAATTTCCAATTGGAACTCCGGGAGCCGAATCAATTATTTCATCAAGTAGTTTCAAAAGTCGAACGTCCTTTATTTTCTTTCGAATAATCACCTTCAGAATGTCGTGGTCAACGCTTGGGTAAAACTTCTTTACGTCCATTTTTAAGCAATATTGGGTATTTTCAATATCCTTTAAATCGCGTTTCAAATGCACTAAAACACCATTTATTCCACGGCCTTTAATACAGGCGTATGTATGCGAAATAAAAGTTGACACCCATATTTCACCCACTACGTTCATAATGGCATGGTGAACGACTCGATCACGGAACGGTAAGCGGTACACGTCGCGTTCCTTGGGGTCGTAAATCTTGAAAACACTGTATTCCGAAGTACAGTAGCATCCGCTTATTAATTCGGCTTGTATCGTCTCCATATTGCTTTCAAAATTCTTATCAAATAGCACAACTCCATATGATTTAGCTTTACCTTGTTTTGCTTTTAGATATGCCTCGTACAAATTTGCAGTACTGCAAATTGTATCGTATAAGTTTCCTATTCTTTTCATCGCTTTGCTTTTCTTATTAGAGTTTTCAGTTTCCCTACTAACACCTTTCGAGTTTGTTGTTTTTTGGCAAGTGCCAAGGTCTCTGTCTTTGTAATATCTTTTTAGCATAGGTGGGAGCTGTTCCCTGCATTCGCATTCGAGTAATTGTAATTCGTATCGTTGAACACAAAAGCCCTGGAGGACAACCCACAAAGACAAACAACCTTAATTCTCTATTTTTGCAAAATTGCAGCGTAAATATCTAAGAACTGTTTACCTGCATACTCTGCTAATTCGTCGCTCTTGAAGCAAAGGCGGGAGCTGCTCCCCGCAGACGCATCCGAGTAAATGTAATACGTATCGCCGAACACAAAAGCCCCGGAGGACAACCCACGAAACCAAGGAAGCCACTTCTCTTGATCAGAGTTACTCCAATCTGCTTTCCATCCTTCGTTCAATGCCTCTGCAATTACAACAGCTTTATATTGCGCCTCAAAGTACTCGCGCAAATCTTCCGGTAAATTTGAAAAATCAGGTTTTTCCGGACGGCCTGTTTCTTTTACTGCATCTTCGTAAGTTTTAATTCTTACTGTAACTATTTCAGTTACTACTTTTTCATTTTCCATGAGTGTTGTTTTTATGCCTTACGGCGATTATAATTTAATTAAAACATAAATCCTTTGTAAATATCAGTGAACTGTTTTCCTGCATATGTTGCCAACTCGTCGCTCTTAAAGCAAAGGCGGGAGCCGTCCCCCGCACTCGCATACGAGTAATAGTAATCCGTATCGTAGAACACAAAAGCCCCGGAGGACAAACTGAAGTATGGTTGCCATTTTGGCTCACTAGTATTAGTCCAGTCAGGAACCCATCCCTCATTAAGAGCTTTTCCAATGGTTTTTAATTTACGGTAATTGATTTCGTCATCAGTAAAACCAATTGCCTTAAGAGCCTTTTCGTCTAGTGGCATTTCGCCAATTTCTGCACACGCATCTTCGTATGTTTTGATACGGTCGGTTATTTTCATTGAGAAAAACTCTTTTCCGAAAGTATCTTCAAGTGTCGCCTTGAATTCCGATGTTGCATTTTCATACAACCTCCGGGCGTTTTGTTCTGTTATTTGTAATTGTTTCATTTGTTTATTGTTATTATTTATCTTCCCAAACTCCTTTATTTAAACTACACATCCATTGGCCTACAGGCTCAACCAAATCGTAGATGTGTTTTGCTTCAAAGTTCTGACTAAACATATTTTTATAGGCGGTCAGTGTTATTTTCAAATCATCCTTTTTCAATACATAATTGTCAAGAACTAAAAGCATGCAAGAAAAGCCCATCACCTTTTTTAATTCCTCTTCACGAATTTTATTTTCATGTAGTTCATTAGCCTGTTGGCGATAGGCTTTTCTTTGTAAATCTTTAAGCGACGGCATCGTACAAGTATAAATCCAAAATCGCAGTTTCTGTAATAGAAGCAACTTCAAAGTCGGCCATTGTGCCTTTCATACCTTCATGCAAACCATCCCAAGCCTCTTTAATGTCGTTAGCTTGCACCAACATCGTTACACCTGTACGTTTTTCAATGTCCTTTTCTTCATCAAGTGAGATAAAGAATACTTTTGCTTTGTACCACTTGTCTCCATTTATATTAGCAAAAATTTCATTGATTTTCTTTCGAAGAACTTTTTCAACTTTAAATTCACCAGAAATAAAAGGCTTCATTTCTTCAATAATCCGATTTTCAGCTTCCGCATGACTTAAAGCATCAATCAAATAATGCTCTTTTACCTTTACAATTTTACCCTCTTCAGCTGTCTTTTCGTAGCCAATGACTGTTTCAAACCAATTCTGCATAATTCTTTGTTTTTGTGTTCCGTGTGTGGAACTGATTAATAATTATTTAAGCTTTTGTTGCTGATAAAGGCAACTGTTTATATCCAAATTCATCTTTTTTAAAGACTTTCACCGACACGCTGCTCATTTCCTTATAAAGTGATTTTTTCACTGCCTCAGCGGCGGAATTGAGCAATGGAACATTGTATTCCTCTGCCGCATTTACAAACGTCCATAGGTTCTCAGCCGAGTAAGTTCCTCCTCTCGATTTACCGAGCAGATTTTCAATCATGGAAGACATCATTTTAGATTTTTCATTCTCTTCTGCTATTTCCAAAAGCCATTGCTTTGCAAACTCTACACCGGCATGTATTCCGTCATCATACTTGAATGTTTCATTGTAATCAATCACCGATTTTCCCGAACCACTTTTTGTTTTGAAAGTGAAAGACCGTTGTTTTTCAGCGGCTTTTCCAAGGTCTGTTTTCATTTTCATAAGCGGTTCAAATCTCCTGATCCACTTTTGTTTGAAATTTACAATTGCAAGAGATAATGTTTCAGCCTCCTCCATCATTTCAATCACGGCATCATTTTCTAAATCAGCTAATGCTGCACGGTCAGCTATGCGCTGTTCAATTTCCTTTTTTTCTTTTTCGATAAGTTGAGCATGTAGCTCTTTGATTTGATCAGGCGTTAAGTCCTGAATGTTTACTGTTGTTTCCATTTTAAAGTATATAATTGATTATTAATTTATAAATTCCATATCCAAAAATTAAAGCACCTGTGAGCAATACGCTGGCTACAGTTATCGGGTTGTATTTTCGGTCGTCCACCAGTTCGTCGGTAATAGTGTCCGTCACATCTTTATATATTCTTCCGGAGCAGCATAAATTATCAGGAGCCTGACAAAAGTCAATTTTAAAATCACACCCCTTACAAGTTCCATATTCTTCCGGCACCATAGCCCGGTAAACTTTGTCTTTATGCTTGAAGTACCCTCCGGTACTTGGATTAATACGTTTCATCTTCCTCCTCCTCAAGTCTTTTGAGTTCTGAAAATTTCTGATCGTATTCAGGATCATCAATTTCATGCGTTTCGAGCCATTCCGTTACTTCGTCAATCTGTTGTTGTAATGACTGTGCTTCCATAACATTAGCTAATTCGTCAATTTGTGCTTGTTTTGAGTCCATTCTATTTAATTTTGAGTTATGTTAATTCATTGCGGCCAATGCCTTTACATCGTTTACAATTATTTGTTTTGCCAACATGGCATCATTTTTACTTTTCTTGAATTGATTGTAAATGCCTTGTAACCGTTTTTTAGAGATGTTATTGAAGTTGTCAATATTTGTAGCAGCGCAAACAATACCCTCTGCATATTCATTGCTGTAATTGGCTCCCATTACTTTA